AGGCCTGTACCACCGTAGCCAGACTGAATTGTGCCGCCTTGCCATGTGCCGTTTGAAATAACGGTTGTGCCCAAATCAAGAGCATTGGTGCCCCATGTGACACCTTCAGGCAAGTAGCCGTGGAATTCCCATGTGCCACCAACAGTGGCATTTGATATGAGAACTGCATTAGCCGCCCCGCCCGTCGTAACAGTGCCAACAGTTGTGCCAGCATTGTTCTGGATGGTCAGCGTTCCGGTAGCGGCGTTGTTGAACTGAAACGCCGTGGTGTCGGTCAGTGTGGTTGCATCAGGCAATCTGAATGTGTGGTTTCCAGTGCCCGTCAACAACTGATTAAAGTCTGACGCCGCCGTCAGCGTCGTTGTGCCGCCAGAAGCGGTAATGTTTTGCAAACCTTGATTGAGGCGGTTTACTGTGATGTTTTCATTGGCATCGCGCAGCACAACCGAGTTGGCCCCGGAAGAAGCCGTTACGCCCGTTCCGCCGTAAGCTACCCCGACAGTCGATCCCTGCCATGTGCCAGAGGATACTGTGCCCAGCGCAGAGACATTGCCGGTTTCATTTAAATTAACTGACCGGCCAGACGGGTACGTCACAAAGACGTTTACAGCGCCCGAGAAGGTCACCGCGTTACCAGAGTTGCTGGAAGCGTAGACCGTAGTGCGGTCCAGCGTCGGCCCAGTTGTGGAGTATGTGCCAACGCCCACCTCCCAATTGCCAGAAGCGTCAGTGGCCGAGTAGTAGGTTGTGTTTGTATTGCCGATAACGGCAAACGATTGGAACCCCGGCACCGCACCCGTAAGAGTGAAGCTTACGGTAGTATTCGCCGTGGCCGTCTCTTGGACACGGTTTGCAAGGACCAGAGCCATTTAAGACTCCTTTAAGAAGTTGCAGTGGTGCTGTAGGTAACGCTTACAGTGTCGCCTGCGGTGGTTACTTTGGCAGTGGCAAATGCGCCTGCGCTATACAGAGTACCTGCCGTGCTGCTTTGAGTACTGACAGCGCCAGCGCCGGTCACCAAGAAGCAGCCACCCACCGTGCCGCCCGCACCAGTGATGGTGTAGGTGATAGCCGCAGCAGCGCAAGTAGTCACATTCGACGGCGTGGTTCCAGTCGATGTAGAAGCAGTAAATACAGCCGTGCCGCGAACAGCAGAACCACCAACGGTGTAGTTGATGAACTCAGTCCATCCGCCATGAGAGGTCATGGTGTCAGCGGCGGCAAAGGTCGGGCTAGCACCAGAAATCAGGCCCAGAAACGGGCCAACAGTGGTGTAGGTGCCAGAAGTGCGAAGCAACGTATCAAGCATCAATTGCTTGCCGCCTTCGTTGACCAGATTGGGAAACTCGTCTTCCCATTTGATGTTGCCGTCAGCATCTCGGCAGACCACATGGTAGTGGCCTTCAATGCCAACGGACTCGTTGCCCGTGACGTTGGATTGCATGGTAACTTTTGCGTGATCGCCAAAATTTGAAAATTCTTTGGACATAATTGCTCCTTAATTGATGCGAATGATTGCGGAGTTACTGCTTGCAGCAGGAAACTGCACTTGAAATGTGGAGGTGGATGTTTTGTCAGATCCAAAATCTAAAACACAAACAGCACCGTTATCGCCTGCTTTGTAAATCAAAGCACCACGGGCCGTGATGGCCGCGTTCCAAGATACATTGTTAAAAGAAATGTAAGACACATCGTTGCTGGATGTGGGCGTTATAGATACTGTCAAAGGCTGGGCAGCATACCCAGAGGCCACAACTTCATTTTCAGATGTATACGCAGTTGTGTTTTCGTTTAAATTTGCATTTGCAGTATACAAAGCAATGTAAAACGTGTCTGAGGTGAAATTAAATCCACCATTAAGCAACTGCGTTTTAAACGTGTTTGTGGCTGTTTGGACTATTGCCATTTAAACCACCGGATTTCTTACTTGACCATCACGATAAGCATCCATGCGCTGCTTGCCGTCGCCAAGATTCTTGAGAAGACTGATGGATTGCTTGTACTGCTGATCATAGAGTTGCACAAGATCAGGATCACCCTTCATAAACCTAATGGCCTCAACCATGACGCCATTAAACAATGCCGTTTCAAAATTGTCGCCAAGCCAAGTGGTTCCTGTTGAATTGAAAACACTGTTTACTGTAAGAACAAACCCGCTTCCCGAGTTGCCCAAGTTGGAATTGTTTGCGCTAAGTGAATTGTTTACAGCATAAAAACAACCACTCTTTGAAATAGTAACTGATGTGACGGCATTGCCAGAAACGATAATATTAGCCGTTGCCGACGAACCACTGCCCCCAGTTAGTGGGACATTAAAATATGTCCCATTGGCGTATCCAGATCCGCCAGAAGAAATTGTTACTTGATTAATGGCTGCCTGAACAATTGATTCTGGCAAATAATAAAAATGCAGTTCTACGCCATATGCCTGATCTGGCGTTGGTCCCAAAATAAACGACAACTCATTTAGGCTGCCGTATGTAGGGCCAAAAATTGCATAGTGCTTTGGCAACCCTCTTGAACTGACGGATGAGGTTCCGGGGTTTGGGTATGCTTCTCTAATAAAGTTTACATCTTTATTTAGAAGATACAAATATTCACCGTTGGGCTTAATTGCTGCCAATGAATATACCGACAAGAAATCATTTGGCGCAGAGAGATACGGGTTGCCAACAGAAAGATTGCCGGTCATATTCTTTCTAAGACTGGCAAGCTGGGCTGTGTTGTAAATGTTTTGCTCTGCGATACGAATCATCGCGTTCATATCTACCGTAAGAAATGTGTTCTCACAGTAATCTTGAACAGCGGTGACAAGTTCAGAGTAATTCATTTAAACCTCACGCCATAGGTCCACGAGCCATTACGCCTTTTGTGGCCGCTCCGGTACCGCGAATTTTGATGCCGCTTGTCTTTGGCTCGGGATACTTGTCCCGAGTCAAATTACCAACAGACATTTTGACATCGTTGGGTGTATTTTTTGTGCCGCCCTGATAACCGCTGTTTTTCAGGTCAACACCTTTTTTGCCATCCATTGTGTGGGGGATGGCGTAGACGCTGGCAGGACCAACTTCTTTGCCCATTTTTTTCATCGTAAAAGCCATGATTAAATCCCCGCTTTACGAACACTACGAACAGGTTTTTGCTGGTTTGCAACCTTGGCAAGATTACGACCAAGCTGCTTCATTTGCAGATTGGTTTTACCGCCTTTGGCAAATTTAGTTGGCGTTTTGCCGGGGTGCATGTGCGATTCATGCTTGTGAACTGCTTTCTTTGCGTCCATGATCAACTCCTTAAGTTGTTGCAATTGTCACTGTACCGACCTGTACGGTCAATACCAAATAATTTGGCGTTAATCCTGCATCGTCTGCACTAGCTCCGCCAACCGGATTCCAACCCCACTGAATGACCCTTGAACCATCTGTCGGAAATCCGACAGGGTTTAAACCTGCTTGACGATAAGTTGTGTCTGTCCTCGGATTCCTCAGGGCTTGAGGGTCATCTACAGGATACATCCCCAACTGAAGCTGCGGGTGATCCGGATCCCAGCACTCATTACAGACAAGCAAGTTGTACCGTTTTGTCTTGATGACCTCTTCTTTCAGAGTCTTCAATTTAAACTGTTGCCCGCAACGATCGCACATGGCAATCGCCTTCTTGCCGGCTGCAAACCTATTGCCCATTACGAACTCGATCCGCCAATGAATGTCTGACGAGGGACGAAACGCACTGCGGCCTTCTCTCGATCTTCACCTGCCGCGAGGTTGAACTGCTCGTCATAGACCTGTTTCAACATGTCCATCCGGGGCATAAGCTCCGGCACCTTCATGGCAATGTAGTACGCCAATCCTGCAACAACACAAGGCAGGAAACGGAAGTTCATATCACTTGTCTGGATGCCGGCACCAGTGTCCTGAATCCTTCGCATACGCCAATAAGCGAATGTGTATGGGGTCACACTATCCGGTACAGGCCACACAGTGATGCATGGCAGATTGGGGTTGTAGACCACAGCGCCATTAGTGTGGCTGACTGGAGTGGTTCCGTTCTGCCCCCTGAATACGCCGCCAAGTGTTGTCCCGGTGATGTATCCATAATAGATGTCTTCGTCATCAATCCGAATAAAACCGCTGGAAGGCAGGCTTGAGACGGAACTGAGCACAATGGTTGTCGTCGAGGAATTGATCGTTCCTACGAGCGTGGCATTGGCTGGAGACAACTCTCCTGACATGCGTTGAACCCAGACCTGAATCGGTCGAGCCTGCGTCAGCTTGTTTGGGATTGTGGCGTAGGTCGAAACGCTGATGCGAGTAATGCTCAAATCAGCCTGTGTGCTCTGATTGTTCCCGCCGGTTCGGATGACATGCTCCATCAGATCGATGGTATCCAATGGCAGAGCGTATGTGCTTAGACCTTGAGTCAGGTTGAAGGAACCCTGCTCAATTGTCCACATGTTGATACCACGGTTCTGCCACTCGATGGTCATCAGATTCATTGACCGGCGAGCAGTACGCAGGTCATAACCTGTACGCATCTCGCGCCCAGCCCGCTCCCAAGCTTCTTCAGCAAGCTCCGTAAACTCAAGATCAAATGCCGTTGAACCAGTGGTTGCCATTTATCTGTACCCCGCTGTTTTTTTGGCAATGTTCTTTGGTTGAGCAACAAACTGTTTGCCTGCTTTTTTGCCAGCCCGTTTTGCGCGAGTTGTTGCTGCGTATTCTGCTGGAGTCAAAGCTTTGATGGCATTTTCAGGCAAATATCGCTCACCCGTCTTAGAAGACGGCTTACCAGACTTAGTGCGCCATTTTTGAGCGCCCCAGTCCTTGAGCGACTGCTGCGGGTCTTTCATGCCATTTTGC